TCTTCGATATCATTGAATACGACATTCAAGTATTCTGGTTTTAAGATATAGATATTTCTCTTATTATTTTCTATTTCTGATTCGTATTGGTAATTTGTAACTTCTCTGACCAAAGAACTTGATGGAATTAGTTGGTAGTAACCTAAACCTTCATCATAGAACTCAAAGTAATAAGAATTGCCTTCAATATCAGAATCAAATATAAGTTGCTCATTTCCTGTAGGACTAAGCATTGGATTTGCTACTGATGGTGTAGAAGGAAGTTTATATTCAAATGCTACGACATTGGTGCTACCAGTAAATGGTGTGTATATTTTTGATACAATATGACGACCGTTGTATTCGCTTTCTGAAATATTATCAATAATAACTTCGGAACCAACTTGTATTCCACTAACAGCACTTGATGGTGTTACAATTACTGTAGTTGATGGCACTACACCATTTCCAGAGAACAAACTAATTTTGGTATTGGTCAGTTTAATAAAGTTTCCATTAGTTCTCCAAGTTTTTGGAAGACGTGTCCCTTCTTTAAGGATAACTGCTCCAGCAGAGTTTCTAACCTCATTTGCTTCATAATGATGGACACCATTATACAGTTCATCATAAGAACCATACTTATCTAACATCAACTGATCAAATGATGTTTGTGGTAGTGGCCATTCTGATTGAATATTCAGAATATTATTTGACAATAAGATAACCCAGTCCAAAGTAGAGTCGTCATATAGTTTGTATGCAACATTATCAGGTCTTTCATCACCAACAATGCTATATTTCGTGAAGAAGGTTAAGTTGCCAAAAATATCTTCACGAAGTTTTCCTCTCTTGAAAAGGTTTTTTACTTCAACATAGTCAGAAATTGCCTTATTATCAGCAGTTCTGTTAACATAATCAAAGTTTGGGACTTGTCTGAAGTAAGATGCCATTTTAGTAACCTATGTGTTCGCTATTAACTTCTTTATAATCAGATTCTGTAATTGGTTCAAGTTCTTGGAACTGTAATGTGATCGAATATGCAGTCATAGTTCCATCTTCAAAAGTCATATAAGAATTGTTGGGTGTATAATCAACACTGCAAGATGTTAATGCACATTCTTTGATTCTATTTAAACCTGGATGATCCAAACCCCTATCTGCAACATTATTTCCATAATGATATTTAATTCTAAAAACATTTGGTGCCTTAAGGAAAATATCAGTTGCGGTTTCTTTTACAGACATTCCTTGTTTAAAAAACCTAATAATTTTTTTAATTTCTGTCGCTTCTTTATCACTTCTTGCTGCAAGAAAAAATTTAAAAGTAAAAGGTCTTAGTTGCGGTTTACTGAATAAAAGTTCAACATTGGGATTTAATATTGCTCCAGTTGTTCTTGATAATAAATTTGTAGTTTGCACTGCTTCTTGAATAAAATAAGTTCTTACAAAGTTTGAAATATCACCACCTGCTGCTTTTAATGCAGCTTGCCCAGTCGCCTCGGTCTGGTTAAATAAATCACTAGGATTGTTGACTTTTAAACCATATAATTGATTTGCTGCAAATGCTCGTATTGGATTTATGTCACCAGCACCCCATTCAACTCTATTTGAATCTGATATTTGATTTTGTATTGGAAGAGTTACCGTTCCTTTAGAATCTGTATAATTACGTTTTTTAAATCCAGTAACTACCTTTGCTGAACCACTTCTTTCACTACTAAAAGACTTTGCTCCGTATCCAATCATCAAAAACTGAATATAGTCTTGTTTATCGGACATATTCTTTGGATATATCAGATTTCCATAATCATCTCTAACATTTATTCCTGATATTTCAAGAGGTGATGATGCTGCCTGAGCAGAAACTGGTGGCGGTGGTGCTGCTGCAGCATTTCCTGCTAATCCAGTGCCAAGAACTACTTTATCTTCTTCTTTGTTAATTGCGTTTTGAGCAAATGTATTAACTGTGCGAATCTGCCCTACACCTTTATTATTATAATCTGAAACTTCTTTATTAAAAAATGCTACGTCTCTAGCACTAACATTCGTAGCGTTTTTTGCTAAAGGTATAGAATTCAATGCTTCATCGTTGGGAATATATTTTCTCTCATTTCTATTTTTAGTTGCAAGTATGGCGTGATAAGTAAGAACATTTTCAATGGTTGGAAATCCACCCAACAACGCAGTTGTTTGACTTGTAATGGATGTAGTTCTTGAATTATCTGGAAGTTTGTCGTATTCTTCTTTAGTTATTTTTTTTATTAAATTTACTCGCGATCCAGTTGCCACTCCATTTCTGTCTAAATTGTATATTGCTTCTGTACGCAAACCTCCAACGGACACAAAGTTTTGATCTGTGCCAATTTTGAGACTAAATTCATCGGATTTTACAGTTTTATCTGCCATCAGATATACTTTTTTAGTTATTTATTCGCTTTTTTCCATAAGGTAATGAACTCAAGTATTTAACTTCATTTTGGCGAACAATATGTAAAGAACCAACCACTTCTTCCCAAGTATAATGTCTCATTTCTCTCCAATGATAGTTGTATCCCTTAAAACCCCATCGCAGCACTTCGGTAACAGCAACTAAAGGGTGTTCGTCGTATTCTATCTTTGGTGTTTTTGCTTGATAAACAAATGTATAAAACTTACCAGCATCAGGTATCAAGTCAGTTTCGTTGAATATCTGTAAAATATTCATCATTATAAGGTCAGCATCTTCAGCACCTTCAATTGCAAGTGCTTTCTTAAGACGAGACACTTTATTAGATGATGTTTGAATGTCTTTACCGAACCCTTCTGCCATTACTTAATTCCTAAATGGTCTTCTGTAATAATTTTGAATTCTAATAATCTATCTTTACACCATTCGTCTGCTGCTTTCCACTTTGCTTCATTCACAGCATAAGTTTTTACTTCGTTGATATATGTTTTCGTTCTTTTCTTACTTGTTTGAACTGGAGGACGAGTTTGTCTTTTTGGTTTAACTTCAATCACATATTTCTTAACTTCACCACTTTGTTCTTTAACCTTGATGATAAAGTCGGGAAAGTATCTATGCACTCTTCTATCAACAGGAGAAACATATGGAATGAAAAATTCTTCACTGCCCCACTCTAAAATATTTTCATTCAAGTCACACCACCGACAAAACTTTCTTTCCCAAGAACTACGACATATAATATTATTAGGATCACCTTTATATTTTCTTGGATATTCAGGTTTATAACGACTTTTTATGCTTTCTGCCATTATACATAATATATCGGGTCAAATAGTATTTATAGATGGCACCAGAACCAATAAGACTAGAAGTAATACCATCTCAATCTACAGAGAATAATGTTGGTGGGGTTGCAGGAGTTCCTTCTCCTAGACAACAGAATACTGCACAAACCACAGATAGACCATCAAATTCTAGTGGTGGTCCAAGTAAAAGAACAAGAAAAATTAGTGATATTAAAAATAAGTTATTAAGACCTGCTCTTACTTCTCATTATATTTGTAAGTTTCATCCTCCTACACCAGTTAGTAACTGGACTGAGAAAAAAGGAACACCATTTAATCCAAATCAAGATCTTATAGAAATTTCTTGTTCTGAAGCAGCACTTCCTGGTTCTTCATTGATGACTCATGATATAACCAGTGATTATACTGGAGTTAGTGAAAAACATGCATATCGTAGAGCATATGATGAAAGAGCAAGTTTTACATTTATTGTTGATCATGACTATACCATAATTAAGTTTTTTGAAAACTGGATGTCATATATTGTTGGAGAACAGTTTGCAAGTCAAAATGGTAGACCTGGCATTGAAGATCCAAATTACTTTTATAGAGTAAGATACCCCAAAGACTATCAAACTGATAATCTATACATCACAAAGTTTGAAAGAGACTATGAGAATACTGGTGTTTGCCTAGAATATAAGTTTATAAAGGCATATCCACTTAGCATTGTAACAATGCCAGTTAGATATGATACCTCTGAGTTATTAAAATGTACTGTGAACTTTACTTATTCTAGATATGTTATAAATCCCACTGAAACAGCACAACAAACACCACAACTTCAAACAGGTTTAGGAATACCACCCAAAAAAACACAGCGAAAAGAAACAACTAATCCTGGAAATACTTATGGTCCTGGATCTGTATTTACTGGAAGAGATAGTGCTACTGGAGTAAGGAATGATGGAATTCCAGAACCTGATCCAATTACATATAGACAAGAACTTGGTCTAGATCCCCTATAAATATTCATACTGAAATATCTATAGGTTATTATGCCATTACCAAAGATTTCAACACCAACTTATGAGTTGAATTTGCCATCAACTGGAAAGAAAGTTCAATATAGACCATTTCTGGTTAGAGAAGAAAAACTTCTAGTATTAGCACTAGAGAGTGAAAATGCAAAAGATATTACTACAGCAATGAAGACAGTTATTAAAAACTGTATTCAAACGCGAGGCATTAAAGTAGAATCACTTCCTACATTTGATATCGAATATTTGTTCCTCAACATTCGCGGTAAGTCTGTTGGAGAAGAGATTGAAGTGAATGTTATTTGTCCTGATGATGAAGTCACTACTGTTCCTGTAACACTGAATGTTGATGATATTCAAGTTCAAAAAAGTCCAGAGCACACAAACAACATTAAACTTGATGATGACTTAGTGATGGAAATGAAGTATCCTTCACTAGATCAGTTCATTAAGAACAACTTTGATTTTTCTGAAAACAGTGCAATGGATCAATCCTTTGAACTGATTTCATCTTGTATTGATAAAATTTATAACTCTGAAGAAGTTTGGTCTGTTGCTGATGTAACCAAGAAAGAAATCACTGACTTCTTGGAACAAATGAATTCAAAGCAGTTCAAACAAATTGAAAAGTTCTTTGAGACGATGCCTAAGTTATCTCACGAAATCAAGGTAAAGAATCCTGCAACAGGGGTTGAAAGCACTGTTGTATTGGAGGGACTTGCTAGTTTTTTCGGATAGCCCTGGTCCATATGGACCTTGAAACATATTATACGCTCAACTTTTCCTTGATGCAGTATCATAAATATTCATTAACAGAGATTGAAAATATGATGCCTTGGGAGCGTGATATTTACGTTGCTATGTTGAAGAATCATTTAGAAGAAGAAAAACTCAAGCAGCAGCAAAATGGGTCCTGACGATTTAGACAATCTACTAGCAAGCATACGTTCAGGGGAAGGACCCGCTGAACTGGATGAGTTATTGGAAAGTATTAGATCAGAAGGAAAGAAAGAACGTGGTGGTGCTCTAGCGTTATATCAAGGGACCAGGGGAACTGATTTAGTTGATGAGTATATTGATGAGCGAGTTTTAAGAATATTAGGATTAGGTCAAGTATTTGATATTGACTACTCAACTTATCTTACTTTATTGAAAGAAAAGTTAGTACAAGTTAGTATGGGTGGCGGTTCACTTGCAAGAGAGGAGCAAATGCTCTTGCAAGATGAATTCAAAAGAGTCAAAGGAAAGGTTGGAAGATTTAAATTAAAAGCAAAGACAGCACAAATATCTAGTGGGTTAGGATCAGCACCAATACGGATTTCAAAAGAAAAGTTTTACTTAACAAGTAATGCTGTCATACCTAAAAGTCCTTCAATTGAAAAGGTATCTGAAGACTTAAAGGGAGTGCAAGAAGCACTTGATAAGTTACTTGCAGAAATAAGAGCAGATAATAAAGAAGAAAAGCGTCAGGCAGAAATAGAAAGAAGAAATAAAATAAGAAATAGAAGAATTGCAAGGGAAAAATTATTAGAAACGTCGCAAAAGAAAGTATCGACGGTTGTTACAAAATTAGTTTCTCCACTTAGAGGAATACTTGATAATATTTTTAGATTCTTGTTCTTTGGATTTTTAAGTGGGGCAGTACCTAAACTTATTGAATGGTTGGCAGATCCTGCTAATAAGGAAAAAGTTGATGCAATGTTTAGGTTCTTAAAGGACTTTTGGCCTGCAATAGTAGGTGGTCTTGCACTATTCTTTACTCCTTTTGGTAGTTTTGTAAGAGGAATACTTGGAATACTTAGTAAGTTTGTTCCTGCTCTTGCAAAACTGGCAATAAAAAATCCAAAAATTGCTGCAGCAGTTGGCATTGGTGCTGCGACTGCTTATTTGGCAGGACAATCACAAAAAAGTGCATCGCAAGTATTAGAAGAAAGTGGAAAGGCAGGAGCATCTCCACAAGAACAAGCAGAAGAACTTTCAAAACCTGCTAATATATTTCAAACAATTCTTCGTACCCTATATCCTCCTTTAAATGAACCAGTAGAAGGTCGTTCTAATGGGGGAGAAATATTAGGAAAAGGATTTTTACAAAGAAAGATTACTCCTCAAACTGGAGTGAAAATTAAAGGTGCTGGACCAGATACACAACTAGTTGCACTGCAACCTGGTGAATTTGTTATGGCTAAAAGAGCAGTGGATACTTATGGTCCACGCTTCTTTATGAATATAAATGAGTCTGTTGGTGCAACAAATATTCCAAAGTTCAGCAAAGGAATTCAATTTGCTAATAATGGTGGAATTGTTGGAGGACTTCAAGGTTTGATGACATCAATGAGTGGTGTTGGTAGTCTTGCAGGTTCTTCTACATTAGGAGCAAATGTTGGTGGTCTTATGGGATCATCAACATCAATGAATAGGGTTGGTGGTCTTACAGGTTCTTCTTCTGCATATAGTAGTCCTGGCAGACTTGCAGGTTCTTCTACTCCAAAAAGTAGTCCTGGAGGTCTTACAGGTTCTTCTACAATAATGAGTCCTCCTGGAGGTTTTAGTGGTTCTAGAACAAGTTCTAACTATATCAAACCTTCCACAAAGTTTGGTCCATCTTTGATGAAAGCAGTTACTTCTGCTGCATCAACAAAATCACAGGCACGAACTAATGGACCAAGAGTAACTTATAAGAATCCAAAAATTGTTTCACAACAAATGAAAGCACCACCAGGACCTCCAGTAAGGTCAATGAGACCAAATGTGACAATGTTACCAGAAATTGTGCGTGGTGCTGAAAGTCAAATGATGGAACCAGCATCTAATATGAGTATTCCAAGTTTCTCTGCATCACAGTCAAACTCTAGTAGAGACTTAAACTTTGCTGTTTACGGAATAGAGGGGATGAACTGATATGAAAAGAATAGATCCTAAAAAACTATTACCATCATCAGTCCCAGCAGGAGGTTCATTTGGTTCTGTATCTCCAAATATATTAGTACCTGTTTCTAATATAACTGCCAAAACTTATGCAAAGGTAGAACCAGAAGAGAATACACCACAGAAAAGTCAATTAAGAGCACAGACATTTCAGATAAAGTCGAAACTTATTGAAGTTTCTAAATTATTTTCTGTTAAAAATAAATTTACTAGAGATAAGAATAGAAAGAAACGAATTGAAGAAGAAAGAGAAAGAAGAGAGCAAAGAGAAAAAGAATCTGAAAGAACTACTTTTAACTTTGGTGTAGGACTTCCAAAATTAGTTTTACCAAGAACTGGGTTTTTAGATTCCATTAAGAGATTCTTACTTTATAGTTTACTTGGGTTTGCTGTTGAAAAATTCTTACCATTAGTTCCAAAATTATTGGAATTTGGTAAAATGTTGATTCCAGCAGTACAGTTCTTATCGGACTTTGCTGGAAACTTCCTTGTCAATATGGTTAATTTTATTGATAGAGGTTATAAAGTATATGATGGTATTAAAGAACAACTTGACCGTATTATACCACCAGACATTTCCAAACAATTTAGTGAGTTTTCTGGTATTTTAAATGCTGCTTTAAATACTGCACTATTTCTTGGTACTGCTGCTATTGGATTAGGTGGACCACTTGGAAAACTTGGCATTGGTGCAAGAGAACTTGGAACTGGTATTGCAGGTGCCGCTGCTGCAGCAGGTTATGCTAGTAGATACACTTTTAGAACTGTAAAAGATACTGCGCCAATTTTAAGTTCGAGATTATCTAATATGATGTTGAGGACCAGTATGGGTCTTCCTGCGGCAAAAGTATTACCAACTAAAAAAGCACTAAGAATTCCAGAATTTGCCCTTCAATATAAAGCACAAAAACCAAGTTATACATCTGCAAAAGACAAAGCAATTGCTGAAAGTATTGTTGAAGGTGCTCTAGATTCAACAAATCAAGCACTTAGAAAACGTGGAATGGGTGTCATTGATGATGCTGCAGGTAGAAATGTTGCTAGAAATGTTTTAAGATCAATTGGTTTTGGTAATACTGTTGGACCAAATGAACCATTAAGACCCCTTAAAAAAAGTATAGATGTAGAAAAAATATTTTCTACATACAATCAACCATCCCTTTTTGGACTGGGAAAAAGATTTAAAAAGAAACTGCGTGAAGATGCAGATGCTAAGTTTCTTGAAAGTCTTGATAAAGACCCAAATTTAAGAGCAGGAGCTGAACAACAGGCTGCAATTGATATAAAGAAACAGCGAGATGTTGATTTGGACAAGTATCTGAAAAATATTCTTAATCTTTCAGATGAAGAAATTGATAAACAATTTAAACGTCCAGAAACATCAAGGCAATTAGAATTTGATCTTGAAAAACCAAAAACTCCTGCAGGACGTAGGAAAAATATATTAGCACGTCTTCTTGGAGGTCCAGGAGAACAAGATCTATTAGACACTCTGAATAAGGGAGCATTTGATTCTGTATCAAAACCAAAAGTAACTAGAGTCAGTCCAACACAAGAAGTTGCAAAAGGAATTTCTAAATTTAAATTTGGTGGATTGCGAAAAGCAGGTCCTGGTATTTTTGGTGCCTTACTTGATATTGGTATTTCTTTAGCACTTGGCGAACCACTTGATCGTGCTGTAGTATCTGCTATTGGTGCTGGACTTGGTGGATGGCTTGGTGGTGTTGCTGGATCAATTGTTCCTGGTCTTGGTACTATTATTGGAGGAACACTTGGTTCTATGCTTGGTGGTGTCATAACACTTTCTCTTTATGATACTATCTTTAAGAAAAGACCACGCGGCGATATTATGAGAAGACCACCAGAAGATCCAAAAGAAAAACTAAAAAGACAGATAAAACTAGAACGACTTGAAGGTGGTGGAACATATGATGCATATGGTACGGTATCAGCACCATATGTTCCATTTGGATCATATTATTCAATTCAAGATTTGGTTAGACTGGCATTATCTGTTGGATTTAAAAAAGAAAATGCTGCTATTGCTGCTGCTATTGCAATGGCAGAATCAAGTGGTAATCCAAACAATCACAATGAAAAATACCCAGATAATTCATATGGATTGTGGCAGATTAATATGCTGGATGAACCTGGTTATATGTTGGGTGAAGAAAGAAGAAGAAAGTTTAATATTAAAGATAACAATGAACTATTCAACCCAACTTTAAACGCACAGATTGCATATAAACTTTCTGGTGGATATAATTTCAATGCTTGGACTACTTATACTAACGGTAGATATAGAACATTTCTTCGTGCAGCACAAGAAGCACTTCAAAAGACATCTACAACACCAGTAATACCCAAACCACAAAGTTCATTACCACCATTACCACCAACAAATACTGTTCATGGACAACATTATGGTGCTTCTCGAAGTGGTGGCAGACAGCACGCTGGTGTTGACTTTGATATTAGTGGAGATGAAGTTTTCTATTCAAGAATTGGTGGTCAAGTGATTGGTATTTACAATGATCCTGGTGGATATGGAAATTATGTAGATATCTACAATAAAGATTTGAATGTAACAGAAAGAATTGCAGAAGGTGCAGTTGTTTTAGTTTCTCTTGGAGATGTTATTCAACCAGGAACACCAGTTGTGAGGGGAGAAACTGGAACTGGTGTGATTCATTATGAAATAAGAAGAGGAAAATCTGGTTCTGGTGGATCATTCTCTGGAACATTAAATCCAATAGACTTTTTAAATAATCTTCCCAAACAGAGAGCAAGTATTTCTAAACCATCCACAACAAATATTGCAAAAGGTCTTGATGAGAAGACATCATATGAAGATGATAATGTTGAAATTGCGTTGCTTCCTATTAAAGAAATAATTGAAAAACCCGTTCCCATTGGTGGTAGTGGTGGCGGAACCTTTATAGATACTACTAATAGTTCAAATATATTTGCACCTGCACTTATAGGTTAATATGTCATTTACAAAAGCAGCAGAATCTGCAAACATAACTAAGTTTGACTTATTTTCAAATGACGGCAAAAAGAGTTGCAGTCTGCTTGGAGGTGCTGTTGAATTATCTTACTATGAAAGTATTTTTGAAAATAGTATAAAGATAACTACAACTATTGTTGATACTGGAAATGCTCTTCCAGCAGATGATGGAACTGAAGGATTTGTAGAACTTATTGATGGTCTTAAGATTGGTGGTGGTGAAAAAATAGAACTAGAATTTGAAGATAACTTCAAAACAAAACTAAAGTTATCTGGTGATAAAGCATTATATTTGAATCAACTTCGCAATACTGTTGAAGATACATCATCAAAAGTAAAAACATTTACGATTGATGCATCTTCAAAAGAATTCTTTGATAATGAACTCGTAAGTAAAAGAGTTATTAGACGATATGATGGAAAGATATCTGAATCTATAAGAAAAATTCTTACGCAAGTTCTTGGAACACCAAAAGAACTTGATATAGATGAAACTGAAAATAAGTATAATTTTATTGGAACAACTAAAAAACCATTTTGGACTATCACTTGGTTAGCAAAAAAGTCAGTTCCTCAAAAGGTTGGTAAAAAGGGCAAGGCTGCAGGATTTTTGTTCTTTGAAACTTATGATGGGTTTAAATATAAAGCACTTGATATATTGTTTTCGCAGCAATGGAAGAAAAAATACATCTACAACAATCTACCAAAACTTCCTGTTGGATATGATGGTAAGATATTAAATCCTCCAGTGTTTAATACAAATATTCATCTGCAACCAAAGATGATGATGGGGACATATAATACACAACATAAACAATTTAACTTTCTTAACAGTGAATATGAACTGAAAGCACTTGGATATGTAAGGCAGGAAGAAGATGAAGGGATTAAACCTGCAGGACAAGAGTTTAATTTTGTAAACAAAATCTTTACAGAAGAACCTTCAAGGATAACATATAATATGTCTGATGTTGGTGGTCTTCCAAGTGGAGTCAACTTAAAAGAACAGTTAAAGCGTTCAAAAGATACTAATCTGGAAAGACAAAGTATTACCAATCAGGCAAATATGAGATACAATCAACTTGGAACTATCCAAGTTCAAATAATGATAGTAGGTGACTTCTCTCTTAGAGCTGGTGATATGATATATTGTGATTTTCCAGAATTATCATCTAAACCAAATCAAAGAGAAAGTTCTAAGATGAGTGGCATATATATGATAGCAGATATTTGTCATCGTATTAACGCACGAGGAACACTTACATCATTAAATCTCATACGAGATTCTTATGGTAAACCTAATAAGTAAGAACAATGTCAGAAAAATCACTACAACAACATATTAATGATGATAGGGATGAACTGGACAACCCTAACTTGAGTCCACAACGCCGTCGTCATATTGAATCAGAACTTGATGACTTGGAAAAGTATCAAGCAAATCATCCAGATGAAGATCACGATCCTACACCACTTGAAATGTATTGTGATGTGCATCCTGATGCAGATGAGTGCAGAATCTATGAGGACTGATAATGTCTGAGGTTTCATTCACCGGTTTTGATCCAGAATTTGTTTCTGTTCTTCCAAGATGGTTTGGAAGAGTAGTTTCAAGTGAATCGTGGCAGGACAATATGGTCCCCAACAATTTTGATACTGAAGAAGAGATAAAAGGTTGGGGATATCGTTACAAAGTAAGAGTGTTCAGTTGGCACACTGGTGATCAAAACATTGTGCCAGATCAAGAGTTGACTACTGCTAATGTCATCCTGCCTGTCACAGCAGGTTCTGGTCACGGTGGATATGCAGAAACCCCTTCTATTGCTGCTGGTTCAGTAGTCACTGGATGGTTTATGGATGGTGCTGGGGGGCAAGAGTTATACATTGATGGTGTACTTGGTAATTCAAATAACGAAGTCCCCAAAAAACAAAAAACTGGAGAAACTGGCGGTTATCAACAGTTTAATAACACATTCAATTCCAAAGCAAAAGTTCCTGATTTTGGAGTTGGTTTAAATTGGAAACCAATCTCTAGATTTGATATGTTCCACGCATATTCAAAAGCGTGGGATAAGCAACAAAAAGATAAGGAGAAAGAAACACCATTAACTTCTACACGAAAGTGTAAAAATCGTAACTCTGAAATGAAAGGCATTCAATTGACCATAAAGAATATGGTTAATGATATTGAGAATGCAAAGAAAGAACTTACAAAAGCGCGTGGATATCTTGGTGATATTCAATCATTTGCAAGGTCTATTACACCTTATGTAAGAGATGCAGCATCACAAGCATCTAGATATGTAAAAACACTTATTGCAAATTCAAGAGGATGGGTTCTTCGTGAAGTAAGAAAGAAAATAAATGAAATTGCACCATTTTTATTTCCAACACAAGTTTCAGTTCTTGAAAATAAACTAAAAGATGCACTTGGTGGTTTATCCTGTGCGTTTGCAAAAATTATTAATGGACTTCAACAAACATTTCAAGGTTTATTGAAGGACATTACAAATAAGTTTATCAATATCCCAATGTGTGCCGCAGAGGATATTGTTACAAAATTATTATCTGATGTTTTAGAACAAATTGTTTCTGGTATTACAGGAGCACTTGGTCCTGTTGTATCATTCATTCAAGATGCTGTAGGAAAAGGACTTAACTTTTTAGGTAGCGCACTTGACTTATTGGATATTATTTCTGGTATTGGTAAATTCTTTATATGTGATGAAGACCAAGATTGTCCTGAATACGACAAGATAAATCAAGCAGGAAATGCAACACCTGGAGAAGGTTTACAACTTGGACTTCCCAAGATTAAACTTGGACAACCACTTCCTGGTATTGGTACTTTTATTGGTCCTACTTGTCCTACAGAACCACAGAAGTGTGGACCACCAGAAGTATTGATATTTGGGCAGCAAGGTTTTGGTGCCATTGCAAATGCTATCATAAGTCCAAACTCAAATGCTATTATTGGTTTTGATATTGTCAATCCAGGAGAGAACTATTTTGACCCACCATATGTAAGTATTACTGATGGTTGTGGAAGAGGTCGTGGTGCAGCTGCAAGAGCAAAAGTAAATTCTGATGGCACTATTGGAAAGATTGCTGTAACCGCACCTGGAACTGGATATAAATCTCCATCTGGTGGTGCTCTTGGCGGTAATGGTGGTAGCAATCCTTGGAAACTTCCGACAGAAGGAGAAGTTGTTGATCCCAATGGAAACCGATTTGTTCTTCCTGTAGGTGTCAACCCACCAAACGCAGATGAGTATGGCGATTATACATATTATCCACCAACACAACCAGAAAATCCAGTAGAACCTGGAACACAACCAGTAACTCAAGATCAACCAGGACAATATCCAGTTATTCTTGAAATTGATGAGGTTGAAGTTTCGGATCCTGGTTTTGGTTATCAACCAGGTGATACGATACAAGTTACACCAGATAATGGTGCAGTATTAGAACCAATTATTGTTGGTGATCAGGTTGTTGGTGTTAATGTTGTAAAACCTGGAATTGGTTTTGATGACTTCCCAACTATTGAAGTTATTTCTGATACTGGATATAATGCAGAGTTTATTCCTATCTTTAAACCTGTGGATCCAGAAACAATTAATGAAATTCCACCAGCAGCAACAATTATTCAAGTTATCGATTGTGTAGGTAAAGTATAATGGCATCAAAGAATTACGAATCAAAAACCATACAAACAAAGGATGGTGCTATTCGGTATGGACATATTCATAGAGATGATGTAAAGTCATCTTTACTTCTTCAAGGACAAGAGTCATTAGAATACATTTCATTTGACCAAACAGAACCACGAAAAAGGTGGTTAAGTAGTCGTTGTAGAGGTAGATATCAGGTTGTTGCAGGTGATGACATTGAAAAGGGGCAACCCGCAATGTATTTTGATGCCAAGAGTGGTGATATTGTCATCAAAACCAAAGGTCGTATCCGTATGGAAGCGGAAAATATTGACATTATCGCAAGAGGAAGCGATAATAAGAATGGTAATGTTACTATTGATGCCAATGAAAGTGTAAACCTAATTGGAAGGCGTATTGATGTTACTGGAGATGAGTTAGTTAATATTGTAACAGATGGAACTCTTCAAACAGCAGCACTAAATATTATGAAAAGTTATGCTGGGGCATTTGAAAAGTTAAGTGGCGTCGGCACAAAACTATTATCAACAACATCATTTACAAGTAACTTAGAAAACATTGCAAATCTAATATAATCCTATGAGTTCAGTTAATCACGGACCATCTCACGAAGACGGTCCAGTATATGTTACTAGTGAGATTGCAACACCTTTACCGATGAAAGATGTCATTGGTAGAGATATTACTGGTGCTGCTTATATTCAAGGTCCAGTTCAGATGGGAAGACCCACTGATTTTGTGACACGATGGGCAACATTAATGGTTGGTGGTCTTGAAAATAATCAATGCGAACCACCTATTATTCCTGGTGCTCTTTGTCCTGGTCCTCTGAATAACCCATATTCTTTAGGTGTTGTTGGAGATGCTGCAATTCTCAATAACCTTGATGTATCAGTAAATATTCGTGCTGGGGCAAATATTATTGCACAAGGAGAAGTGATGTCTCGTTGTGGTTCTCATATCTTATCTGCAAAGAAAAACTTTGATATCCCACACCCAACCAAAGAAGGTTGGAGACTGCGCCACACCTGCCCAGAAGGTCCCTCAAACGATGTTTACACACGCGGTAGAGTAAAGGGAACGGAAATTTATCTTCCTTCCTACTGGAAAGGTCTTGTAGATGAAACTACACTTACAATTACACTCACTCCTATTGGTTCTCATCAGGATGTAATTATCAAACGTTGGGATGAGGAGAAAGTATATCTACAATCAAAAGGAAATATGCCAATCGATTGTTTCTATCAAATCTTTGCGGAACGAAAGGATGGTGAGAGACTAATTGTTGAGTATGAAGGAGAAACACCAGCAGATTATCCTGGAAATAATGACGAATATTCTGTTTCTGGATATCACTATGACACAAAGGAGAATAATTGATGGCTGAACCAACACCATTTGTACAAAGACAGGTAGGAGTAAAAAACTGTGATGGTGATGTTATTGGCATCAAACATCCAGACTTTGACTACATTCATAGATCCACCACAGGTGATGACGAATATCCTGAAGATGCCTGTCCAAGATATCTTCAAGTAAATGGTAAGTTTGATGCACTTCAAGTTGTAAACAATACTACTGTTGGTGGAAACGTTCAAGTAACTGGAAATGTAACAGCAACAGAAGTTACTGCTAATGGAATTACACTTACTTCTAGAAAATCATTTGATATTCCACATCCAGTCAAAAAAGGATATCGTTTGAGACACGTTTGTCTTGAAGGTCCAGAGGCAGGTGTTTATTACAGGGGAAGACTTACAAACAGTAATATCATTGAACTTCCCGAATACTGGAGAGGTCTTATTGACCCAGAAACAATTAGTGTATCTTTAACTCAAATCAAAACATCACAAGATTTAATTGTTGAAGAAATTGAGTGGGGCACAAGAATCAAAATCAAGTCGGGTAATGGAACTGGTATTGACTGCTATTATCTTGTTCACGCAGAGCGAAAGGACGGCGAGAGACTGATTGTTGAGTATGAGGGTGATACCTATCCAGGAGACGACAGTCAATACAGTCTGAACCGTTGACAAGGCGTCCCAGATGCCCTATAATAATCAGGTAAGCAACGGACGCCCCAAATGCAAGATGAGTTCCTGACCCGTTGTGTGGTAGACCCTTCCACCCGAACGGTCTACCTTTATTCCAGCGAAGGGTCAGAAAAAGAAGTGGTCTGCGAAACCACCGATCAGTTTATGAATGTGCTAAACTTTGTTCGCACGACTTGTGATGAAAACGTTCTTTCTTACGCATCTCCTCTATGAGACCTGAAACACGAAAGTCAATGGAAATGCTGTTCAATGCCAAGTGGAACTTGCCAAGAGCAGCAAAACATGCTAACCTTACTAACAAGGAAATGAAAATCACATTCAACGAATATTGTGCTTTTCATAAACCTACTTATCAACCTGAATAAGGTTTTTTTGGGAGTGTAGCTCAATTGGCAGAGCGGGAAGCTTATACCTTCCGTATGCACCAGATTAGTGCGCGGTTGGGGGTTCGAGTCCCTCCACTCCTACCTTGCGAGTATGGCGGAATCGGTAGACGCACCAGACTTAAAATCTGTTGACCTTTTGGTCGTGGGAGTTCAAGTCTCCCTACTCGCACTTGCCCTAAATATCCATTAGGGTACGGGATAATCCCATGAAATACCGCATAGACACTAGATATGTTTGGTATGATAAGGGCAAAAGAATTGTTCTTATGTATTTCATTCAAGGAATTCCATTCACATTTGATGAACTTCCAGATGATGGACTTTATGATTTAAGTCTTATCGACATTGCAGACGGTGAAAAGAAGTGGGAACCAGAAGACCTGTATAACGCTTCATACTATCTTGTAGAGGAAGAATTTCATCCTCTTATGTTTGAGTTAGAATTGGAAAATCCAGACATGATGCCCATTGATTAGTGCCCCTGTAGCTCAGTTGGTAGAGCAATGCTTTTGTAAAGCATTTGTCGCAAGTTCAAGTCTTGTCGGGGGCTTATAAAGGAGACTATATGAAAATAAATTTATGGTATTCTAAAAGTATGAAGCAATGGCGCTGGACTCTTACTGATAATAGTCATCCAATAATCAGTCAAGAATCAGGACAGCAACCAATGCTTCGTGATGCGATGAATGATATTGCAAATACTGTAGAGTATATGTTAGAATCAAAATAAAAGTGAGCAAAAATACCCAGTGAAATCTGATTTTTATATAGATAGAGTTAGTAAAGATGAAGTAAAAGAACTTCTTTATACTCATCATTATCTAAAGGATGAATCTAAAGATTTCAAGTCGGGGTATAACTATGGACTTTTTAAACGGACTGAATGGGAATGTCCTCTTAGGATCGGGAACTGTCTTGCTGCTTGTATTTTTACTGGCCTCCCAGTTCCAGAAATTGCCAGAGGAGCATTTGGACTAGAACGAAATCAACAGGAAGGTTTATTTGAACTTTCTCGTTTATGTGTTCATCCAGAAATACAAAAAGAAGAATATAATATCACTTCTTGGTTCGTGAGTCGTTGTATAAGAAAGTTTAAAAAAGATACAAATGTGAGAGCAATATTGAGTTACGCCGACTCTGCACATCATAGTGGAATTATATATCGTGCTTGTAACTTTAAATACTATGGTTTAAGTGCTCCAAAGAAAGATTTTTATTATGCTGACGGCACTAAGCATTCAAGAGGAAGTGTCAAAGGTGCTGAAGGTGAATGGAGAGATAGAACCAGAAAACATAGATATTTGATGGTATTTGATAAGGAACTTAAGGTCTTGTGGGATGAAGAAAGTTATGGTATAATTTAAGTTCCTTCCGTGTGAATGAAGTCCCTGTGCTTCTCTAACCTCCCTCTTTGGGGAGGTTTTTTTATGGATAAATAACTCATAACGGAACTATAAGCACTAATAAGATGGGTCTTTCCAGATTAGATAATTTTCTGAAGTCAGTTCGTGGCACTATTCTTTATGTCGATCCGAATAGTATTGATGCTACGGATAGCATCGAAAATACAGGCAATAGTCTTACTAGACCTTTTAAGACTATTCAAAGAGCACTGATTGAGGCATCTCGTTTCTCATATCAAAAAGGTTTAGACAACGATAGATTTAATAAGACTACTATTGTATTATATCCAGGTGAGCATACTGTTGATAACAGACCTGGATGGATTCCTGATGGAACAGGTAACTTCAGACTAAGAAGTGGTTTAACATCAACTGATTTTCCACCTTTTGATTTAACCACACAGTTTGACCTTTCTTTGGAAAATAACGCATTATATAAACTTAATAGTATTCATGGTGGTGTTATTGTTCCGCGTGGTACATCCATCGTTGGTATGGATTTGCGTAAGACAATCATCAGACCAAAGTATGTTCCTAATCCAGAAAACGATCAAATTGAAAGATCTGCTGTTTTCCGTGTAACTGGTGGTTGTTATTTCTGGCAGTTTACTGTTTTGGATGCTGATCCAAATGGTATTTGCTATAAGGACTATACAATAAATGAGTTTGTTCCTAACTTCTCTCACCATAAGCTGACTGCATTTGAATATGCAGATGGAACTAATGCAGTAAGTATTGCTGATGATTTCCAAACATATTCAACAACCAGAACTGATCTGGACATGTATTATGAGAAAGTAGGACTTGCATATGGTCCTGCTTCTGGTCGTGAAATTGAACCTGACTATCCTTCATCTGGTTTAGATATTCAACCTAAGATTGATGAATATCGTATTGTTGGTTCTAGAGGTGAAGAAGTTGGTATCACAAGTATTCGTGCTGGTGATGGTGTAACATCAACAACTACTATTACTGTTACTCTTGATGAGGCAGCAACACAGTTTGATACTGATACTCCCATTAAGATTGAAGGTGTCGGTTCAACAGGATATGATGGACAGTATGTTGTCTTTAATAAGATTGATTCAACCAATATTCAATATAAAGTACAGAATGCACCAAGCAATGCACTTCCTACAGTAACTGGTGCAACTGTTAATGTCTCTGTAGATACTGTAACTTCTGCTTCACCATATATCTTCAACATCTCAATGAGATCGGTATATGGTATGTGTGGTCTTCATGCTGATGGCAACAAGGCATCAGGATTTAAGTCTATGGTCGTTGCACAATTTACTGGTATTGGACTTCAGAAAGATAATAATGCATTCGTTAAGTACAATACTGATACTGGAATTTATGAAGACTCAACAGTATCTGGAAATGAATCTTTAGGTACGAATTCTAGATCTCGTTTCAAACCAGCATATGAAAACTTCCACATTAAGTCTTCAAATGATGGATACATTCAGGTAGTTTCTGTCTTTGCTATTGGTTTTGCAAATCACTTCTTAGCAGAAAGTGGTGGTGACCAATCAATTAATAACTCAAACTCAAACTTTGGTTCTGTTGCACTTAAATCTTCTGGATTTAGAAAAAATGCAATTGCAAGAGATGATGTCGGATACATCACTCATATCATCCCACCAAGAGAAAACGAAAGTGCTCAAACAAGTATTGAGTTCAATGCAATTGATGTTAATAAGGTTGTAGGAACTGCTAATACAAGCAGACTTTATCTTTATAACCAAACAAACGCATCAAACAGACCCGAAAGTGTCATTGATGGATATAGAGTTGGTGCAAAGGAAAACGATACTCTTAACGTATTAATTTCAAATAGTGGAGTTACTACTTCATATTCGGCACGTATTATTATGCCGAATACTGAATACAGCGGAAATGAAATTTCATATCAAAAAGAATCTACAGTTGGTAGAAGTTCTGTAGGTGTTAATAGCATTACAAGTAATGTACTTACTTTAGAGTCTGACCATAGTTTAATTAATGGTGAAAGCATTCGTGTTATCAGTGAAACGGGACAACTTCCTGATGGACTTATCAATAACACAGTGTATTTTGCAATTACAACTGGTACTGGTATTGTTGGTTCAAACCAAATCAAAATTGCACAAACCTTAAATGATGCTCTTTCTGATAGTGAAATTGCTATCAATAATAAGGGTGGAATCTTAAAGGTTGTAAGTAGAGTTTCTGATAAGAAGTCTGGAGATATTGGACATCCAATTCAATATGATACATCTGCATCTCAGTGGTATGTTAATGTTGCAACTGCAGCAACTGAGACATCATTGTATAATGCAATCGTTGGTTTAGGTTCAACTGCTCTTGGTGATGCAACATCAAGATCATATATCAATAGAAGACCAGATGATAGAAGTCTGATTGATACTGTATATCGTTTACGTTATGTCATTCCTTCAGATTCTGCTCTTACTGCACGTCCACCATTAGACGGTTATATTATTCAAGAGTCCAATACTTCTATTGGATCTACTAATACTGAGGTTGGACTGTTATATAACCCAACTTCTGCAACTCTTTCTGATTCAACTCAACTTAGAAATCCAAGATACATTGCAGGAGCAGATTGGTCTGGTGGAACTGCAAATATTGTTACAGAAATTCCTCACGACTTGAAAGTTGGTTCTGAAGTCGAAGTTATCAACATCACAAGTACAAATAATACTGCTGGTGTTGCAAACTCTGCATATAATGGAACCTTCACTGTTGCAGGTATTAGTAGTGCAAAGCAGTTTAGTGTTGCTATCACTAATGATCCTGGTTCATTCACAAATGATACTTCAAGCAGAACTACATCACTTCCATACTTTAAGAAAAAGAAAACAGTAGGTACATACTACATCTATAGAACACAGGAAGTTCAAGAATATGTTCCTGGAAAGCAGGATGGTATCTATCATCTGTTAGTTCTCAACTCTTCCAACAGTCCAACTGTTGCACCATATAATACTTCAAGGTTCTCACAGCCAATTCAATCTTTATATCCACAGACAAATAGAGATAATCCAAAGTCTGACCCACAAGCAGCAGTATCATTTGCCGTTCCTGATGTAATTGGTCAAGTTGTAGTTAATGAACCACAACATTCAATTACAAAAGAAACCATAAGCAAGAAACTGGTTGATAATAATATTGGTATTGGACTAACAGAAATTACTTCTGTTGCTGCTGGAACTGCACATACTTTCTATACAACTCTTGATCACGGTTTCAATAGAGTTACTGGACTGACTATTACTGATGGTGGAACAAACTATGTTGATGGCAACTACTACAATGCAAACCTTGTTGGATTTGCAGGTTCTACAACTGGTTCTTATGCAACAGCACGAGTCACTGTAAGTAGTGGTGCAATTACAGCACTGAAAATTATTGATGGTGGTAGTGCTTATGGTATTGGCAATACCCTTTCAGTTGTTGGTGTAGGAACAACCACTGGAAATACTGCAGCAGTTCTGACTGTAAGCAGTATTTACAGCAATGTCGGTGATGTCTTAAGCGTTCACGATATTTCACCAAGTTCTTACGGACAATATAATACCTTATACAGAATCACATCTGTTGATGATGCAAATAAAGTTACGGTTGCTTCTGCATCAACTGTTTCTCCTGCATATGTAAATGGTGTTGGTTCAACAGTAGCAGCAACTGGTAATGTTATTCTGACTGCAAAAGGTATTGGTGTTCAGACATCTGTATATAATAGTTCTGTTGGTATCTTAACGATTACATCATATAATGCACACGGACTGAGTGTTAATAATAAAGTTGTAGTTGGTGGATTTACTGACAACTATTTCAATAGAAACTTCATTGTTAAGAGTGTTCCTTCTACAACATCATTCTCAGTTAATGTTGGATTGGCAACAGAAGTTCATGCACTTGCTGGTGATGCTTATGTATATCAACCTGCATATAGTTCTTTTGGTGGAAGCATTGTTCCTGGAAATGAAAGCACAAACGGTAGAATTATTCCAACATATGCTGGTATCACAACCACAATTTCTAGTGCTGTAACTGCAACTGATGCATCAATTGCTATCAGTAATGTAACTAACTTCAACTTTAATATTGGTGATTACTTACAGATTGGAGATGAAATTTTAAGAATTAAGTCTGCAGTTACTGGAAACCCTGTTAGCGTATTCAGAGGTCTTTTAGGAACCAACCAGTCTTCACATAATTCTGGTGATGTTGTCAAGAGAATCAAACCATCACCTATTGAACTTCGTAGAAACTCATTTATCCGTGCTTCTGCACATACATTTGAGTATCTTGGATATGGTCCTGGTAATTATTCTACTGCATTCCCAGAAAGACAAGATAGAAACATCAGTCCTCAAGAAGAAGTTCTTTCACAGGCTACTAAGACTGATGGTGGTATTACAATCTTCACAGCAATGAATGCTGATGGTGATTTCTACACTGGAAATAAGAAAGTCAATTCTGCAACGGGACAAGAAGAAGTCTTTGACTCACCAATTCCTACTGTAACGGGAGAAGATCCTGGTGTTGGTGGTGTAAGTGTTGGTTTTGATGTTCTTTCACCACTTGAAGCATCAATTAGTCGTTCTATTCGTGTTGAAGGTGGTCCAGATAAGAACCTTATTTCTGAATTTGATGGTCCATTAGTTATTAACAACAAACTTACTTCTACTTCTGCAAAGGGTATTGAAGCAAACTCCTTGTTCTTGCAAGGAAGCACAACAGTTTCTAGAAAGTATTCTGTTGGTCTTGGTACTCCTACATTAGCAGGAAACGCTGGTGATGTTGTTTATAATGGTGTTCCTGCATCTGGTAACTATGCTGGATGGATTTACACCACAAATAATACTTGGGAAGGTTTTGGTTATGTAGGATCTTTTGAAGATGAAAGAGTTGGTATTTCTTCTGGTGGTTCTTTCGTTGGTATTGCAACAAACATTGATTTCCGTTCAGGAATTGGTGCTACTGTTAGAACTGAATATGATACCGTCTCTGGAGTAGGAACTGTTATTGTAGATGCATCTCCATTAAATGTTGGTGTTTCTACAGGAATTGGATTACTTAAGACCTTTGTTGGTGTTGCAACAGAAATCAACTTTGTTGGACTTGGTATTACTATTTCTGCGGTTTATAATTCTTCAGGTATTGCAAGTGTTACCTTTGATGGAACAGCACCAGGAACTGGATCACCTGGACTGCCTTTGAATTCTATTCAATATAACGATAGTGGTTTCTTTACTGGAAATGGTGACTTTACCTTTGATGGTTTAAATGTTTATGTTGGAAACTCCATTGGTATTAATTCATCTGCTCCAGGTGCAAAACTTGATATTGTTTCAACAACAACCGAAGCACTTCGTATTAAATCTACAAGTGGTTCTGGCAATATCGTAAGAGTTGATAATACTGGCAGCGATACAACACCATTTATTATTGATATTAATGGAAACGTTGGTGTTAATACAGTTGCTGCAAATAGTGCTCTTGATGTAAGAGGAACTGCTTCTGTTGATAAAGTTTGGATTTATGAATCTGACAGAGGAAACTATGTTGGACTTCAAGTCCCAACACTTTCTGCAAACTATGCTCTGACATTACCATCAGTAGTTGGAACTGCAAATAGCATTCTTCATACAACTGGTGGTGGTGTTCTTGATTGGGTATCGCCTAACACAGTTGTTACAGGTGTTCTTACAACTACTGACTATCTTGCTGAAGGTTCTACAAATCTTTACTTCACTAATGAAAGAGCACAAGATGCAGTTGGTTCTGCAATTAATGCAGGCATACAAACAGGCATCACCGTAACATACGATGACGCCTCAAATGCTATTAATTATAATGTAGAAGCAGCAGCACCTTATCCATTCACAACACGCGGATTCAGTATGCCACTATAATCATCCCCCTTCGGGGATGACTACAATATTATATCCCGCAAGTACCTGAGTAGTGGTGTTTTGCATAGAAACTGAAAATGTTGAACCTGGTGCAAGCATCACTTCTGTGGGAAGACCAAATGAATCATAAAATTTTTCAGAATATGCGTTTTGAGTAGTTGCTGCAAATGTTGAAGTTGTGGCGCTATAATAATGACTTTGTGATGCTAAATTTCTTCCAATTGCACCCCTATGAATTGTCTGAGAACCTTGAAATAGGGCGGAACCTTGTCCCCACGATATTATGATACCATTAGTTGTGCCAGTGGGACCAGTAGCCTCAGTCCATTGATAATAGTTAATAATTACTCTTACATTTTCTCCAGTGTTGTTAGTGTAGGACATTGGTCCATTACCACTCAATACTTGCGAAGCCATATTGACCTTAAAAAACTTTTCTTTTATTTATAAATAACTAAAAAGCATCGAGGGGAGAGTGAACCTTGGCAATCAATAAGAATTTTGTAGTCAAGAACGGTCTCGAAGTAAATACCGAACTTATTCTTGCAAACGCAATTACCAATAAAGTTGGTATTGGAACAAGTTTGCCATACTACGAATTGCACGTAAATGGTGGTATTGGTTGTTCCGATTTGTATGTTAGTGGTGTTACAACTTCAACTTCTTATTATGGTGAGGGTTCTACATTAACCTTTAGTCTTAGTCCAATATCAGTTCCTGGTATTAATGTTACTGGTGTCTCTACACTCGCCACAGTAACTGCAACAGATTTAACTGCAGAACGCTTCAATGTAAGTGGAATTGCCACTATTGTTAATGCAGAAATCACAAGTCTTACTGGAACTGCAGGAACTATAACTGATTTTGATTCCACTAATGGTTCTATCACGAACCTTACTGGAACTGCTGCCACAATAACTACTCTCGATACTACAGATTTTACTGCTGTAAATGGTTCTATCACGAACCTTACTGGAACTGCTGCAACAATTGGAACAGTTCAAATTGCATCAGGTATTATTACATCATCTTCTGGAGTCGTTACTTATTATGGAGATGGAAGTAACCTGAATGGTTTGCCAGTACAAGGTCTTGGTATTAGAACTGAAGCTGGCACTGTTGGAACTGGTGTTACGATACTTGACTTTAGAGGAGCAGGTATTTCCACTGTTACTGTTACTGCTGGAATTGGAACACTACACATTACTGGTGGAGGTGGTGGTTCTATTAGTATCAGTACAAGTGCTCCTCCAGGACCATCTAATGGAGACCTTTGGTACAGTCCTGATTATGGCAGAACATTTATCTATTATGATGAGTCTTCTGTTGGATATGGTACATCAAAGCAGTGGGTTGATGCTGCCCCATTTAATGTTGGAATATTAAGTGCCACTCGTTTTTCAGTTGCTGATCTTGATGTTACAAGTTCGGCAACAATTGCTGGTATTTTGACCATAGGAACACTTAATGTAACTGATATAAGTGCTACTGGTGTTGTTACTGCAACATCATTTGTCGGTGATGGATCAGGTCTCACTGGTGTT